CAACCATTGTGGCCCTTTCGACTTTGCTTGTTCGAGGTTTAAATCCCCGAACCGGATAAGGCGTCATGCCCTTGAGCGATTCAAAAATGCGTCCGCCAGTCGGGTCATTAATTTCTACCGTCACGCTATTTGGGGCATGGCGTCCCAAGTGTTGAATAATATTCATGCGCAATTTGTCAAACGCGAGGTTCCTCCAGCGCTCGCAATCGAGAACGTAGACTTCGCCTGTTCGTAGGTCCGCCAGAACGGTAACGATTGCGGTATAACTGCCGCCAGTCGAAACGTTGTCAACACCGGCACAGTCAATCGCACTAAGTTTGACGAACGCTGAATGGTTCTCCGGTCGTGCAGCGCTTAACGGGTTCTCGTACCCTGCGGCCAAAAGAATCTGTTCAGTCCCCCAGGGTCGTGCTGTTGCCGTTGGTAGGGTTTCCCATTCACCAAAGTCCTCGGCACGAAATAGCCCTGAACCGGCGCTGATACTAGGGTCTTGTAAAAACTGGCTTGAGTAGGAACCAAGCCCCATAGCCTCGCGGCGTTGTTTTAACTCGTCAAGCCCAAAACGTTCTGGCCAGAGCGGTTGTCCAACAGGTAGACCGTAAGAGTTCTCTGTGTTAATAGCCGGGAGACTAACAAACGTCCATTCGTCTTTGTCATCGCCGTTTTGTAGATGGCCGAACAGGTCGTCCGAGGCCATTCGTGCGCCAATAACTAAAACTTTCGCATTCGCGTTGGTTCTGGGATAGGCGATATTTTTAAACCAAGAGTAAGCGTTATCTAAATCGGCTTGGTTGGGGCGGTCTACGCTATCATCTGCAACTAAAAAGTCTGCGCCCCGACCTGTTATGCCGCCACCAACGCCAACGGCGAATAATCCGCCTCCGTCTTTGGTGTTCCAGCGATGAATCGCCCGACTATCTTCGGACAGTTCAACTTTCTTGAAAGGCCACAACGGCGATTCGACATAGTTCTTGGCCTGTCTTGAGAAGCCAGAGACAAGTTCTTGCGAGTGACCGCTTAAGATAAGTTCTCGGCGCGGATTCCTTCCCATAAGCCAAGCCAAAAATAGCGCTGACGCAAGGGTACTCTTACCTACCCGAGGCGGAAGTGCTAACGCCAAGCGCTTTATTTTACCCGATTCCAAGTCTTCCAACAGGTTCGCTAAGACTTGAATATGCTTTGGGGTCTCGTAGTCTGGCTGCATACGCTTCGCAAACTCTAGCAACGAACGGCGCGAAAGTTCTGCGCCTAAAGCGTCGCCGTTAAGCATACAAATCCGGCCCATACCGGCGTTCGGCTTTAAGCGATTTACTCAACGACGTTGCGCGTCGGGCTTGCGCTCTTGCGCGTTTACTGCGGCGCTTCGCGGACTTTGGCTGAAAGTGCTCATGCTTTCTCAGGTCTCTGAACATGTCGGACTTCTGAACTTCTCGTTTGAAGCCGCGCAAAAGCCACTCGATTGAGTCGCCAGGTGCCGCTTTAATAGATGCGTTTGTCATTATCTAGTGAGTCCTTGAAAGAAAAGATAATGGAGACCAAAAACCCCGAAGCGTTAAATGGTCCCCAACGAGGCGCAGCACATAGCGCGATAGCGTCTAGAAACTATCACGCCCACTCACGGCCCGAGTTCTTTTGGCCGCTGTACTGCATCAACTCTAGCCTAAGGTGGCATCCGCCAATACCTTAGGAGTTCTTGGTGTTAAGAAGCCGCTACGAGTTCTGGATGCTCGCGCAGTAGGATTCTCAGCGACTCTGCAACGGAATTAAAATCGCCTAACGCTTGATTCGCCGCGTCTATACTTTGGTTGTACAGCGCAACGGCGGCTCTATCGCCTTCTAAGTCGAATCTGACGTTAGCATCTCTTGCTTCTTGCGAGTGTAGAAAGAAATTCGCTGTCTCAGGGCAACCTGTCCTTACTCCCCTGCCGGATTCAAACCATTGACGAAAGAGTTCCCAACTATGCCCCCAGCCCTGTTGCATACAAATCGCTGTAGCGGATTTATAGCGTTGCACAACAGGGTGCTGAGAGCGTTCCAGAACTTGTCTATCTGCGGCCTGGCGTACAGTGTGGAGGCGGTCGAGATGGGATTGAAGGTCTCGGCGTTTTTCCAGTGCGGCGTTCAAACGCTCACCAGCAACGACTAAAAGAGCCTCCTCACGTTCTGCTTGCAGGCGTTCGAGGTTCTTACTGTATCCAGACCAAGGGTTCGGCACCTCAGGATTTGAGGCTTTGAAACTTTTCTCGGCACGGGCTAAGGGTTCGGCCTGAGAAATTTCGGAATCAAGTGTCGCTAGACGCTGGCGGCTATTTAAGGTCTCCATTTCTATCGGGTCCTCTTAGTTTTGGTGACAATCTTTCTGACGGTTTTCGCGTCAACGGGTTTATCAGCATAACCGGTCTCTGAATCCGGTAAAGGCTGCGGTCGTTCTGGTTGGGGCTTAGGCTTTACCGGAACAGGTTTCTTAGGCTTTGGGGGAACAGGTTTGCGAGGCGCTTTTGGTGCCGCCGGTTTTGCTTTCTTTGGCGTTGCTTTCTTCATGCTGCGTCACCCCCGAAAAGTCTACGTTGCGAAGCCAGTGCCGCTTTAAGGATTGATTTATCGAATTTGCCAGCGCGGCCACTTAAATATTTTCTCAACGCTGCTTCCTGTTCGGGTTTTAATAGCGCGGCATCAAGACTTGCAAACTCATTGCCGGAAGCCGGTTCGCTGCGCCCCAACCTGTTGCGAAGTTCCTTTTCTTTTTCAACAAAGTCCGCGTCGTTCAGGGTTTCCCAATTTCGCGTTTTAAATAGAGCGGGCTTTTCTTCGATAATTTTATTGGCAAACGCCGCTAGGGCTTTGTCATCTTTGACGTTTAGGTCGTCGGGAACAGGTAGGACGCTGAAAATATCATCGTCTACGGCGTTAATTCCCCGGCGTTCTAAAACGTCAGTTAGGGCTTTTTGAGTCTCTGGTGTCATAAGGGTCTCGAACCTCGTGTTTTGAGTGTTTAGCCATTACATGGCTGCGCCGCGAAAAGAATCGGTGCGGCGAAAGTTTAATTTTGTAGAACCGGGGCACTCTTTAATTTTTGCTCTGCAAAGATGGCAGGGGTCGGAGGCAGGCGTCTGTATACCACAGGCGGCACTGGGGGGCATGGCCTCAAGTCTCTGCACTGCGGACTCTACTAAGTTGCACTGCGTTGACGCATTGCTTTCGCAGTGTGTTGCATCGTTGCGAGAGTAGGGTTTGCTGGGCCGTTAAAGCCTCTCTGTTGCGTTCTAGACTCTCACCGCGACAAAAACCTTATGGCGCACGTGTGAATGCGTTGTGCGGCCTGATTCCGTTTAGTGTAATTAACGCTGACCACTTCACAACTTGTGCTTGTTGAAGTTATGCTTTTGTTCAGTACCGCTCGGAAGTGAACAGAAAGAGAATCAGTGAAGCAGCGTTCCCGTCAGATTACTCAGCGAAAGACCCTGAGTTATGTCAGAGCAAGCACTTCGGACCAAACCATAACCATTGATGCGCAAGAGGCAAAGATTGCCGCCTATTGCGTTGCTATGGGTTGGAGTCTGTCTGAGGTCGTTAAGGACCCTGGATACAGCGCTAAGACCCTTGAGAGGCCAGGAATGGCCAGAGTCCTAGCGGCTGTTCGTGCCGGTCAAGTAGAGCGTGTTGTCGTCACCAAGTTAGACAGGTTAACGCGGTCAACCAGAGACCTTGCGGACTTGCTGGACCTGTTCAATAAGCATGGCGTTGCCCTGGTCTCAATCTCCGAGACCCTGGATAGTTCTTCTGCCGCTGGACGCCTTGTCGTTTCGATGCTTGGCGTCGTAGCGCAGTGGGAACGCGAGGCGATTGGCGAGCGTACAGCCACTGCTCTACAGCATAAGCGTAAGAACCTAGTGGCGTATGGCAAAACGCCGTTTGGCTATCGCCGTTCAGGGTCTCAACTTGTCCCCCATGACGGCGAGCAGAACGTTCTTTCTGACGCCTTGCGGATGGACCGCGAAGGTCACTCTTTCAGGGCGATTGGTGCGATGCTTTCTGAGCGCTGCGGGCGGGCTTTTGGACCCTCAACTGTTCGGGCTCTCCTGAGAAGTCGTATAGTCACCGAAGCCATGGCGTAGATTATGCCGCTTCGTTGTCATCTTGGGGCCTCGGCAGTGCCGGGGCCTTTTGCTTTTCTAGGACGGCCTCAACAGCCTCAGAAATGCTTCCACCGGCTGCGAGTATCTTGTGGAAAACGTCTAGGGCGAAGAGTGAAGCGGTATCCCAGGAGGCATAGACGTTGACGCTGCGTTGGTCAATCACTGTCACGTTATCAGGCTTTAACAATCCAGCGACTTTGAGTAGGGAATCGAGGCTACGCTGCGCACGGTCTAAAGACATGAGGCATAACCTGTTGTCGTTGTCGGCCTCGGCTCTCAGCGCAATGTTTTCCGCAAGGTTTAAGAGCCTCTCGGCCCTGCGCACAAGGTCTTTGGGCTCCATAGCCTCGCCTTCTGCCGTTAACTGCCCACAGGCGTTGCAGCGTCCAGAAGTATCGAATCGCACAGGTTTAGCACTTCTTGCGCCTGGGGTCTTACTTGGACCCCTGTTTGTAGTCTTAGTGAGTTTATCACGAGGAACGTGGTTAGAGAAGTGCCGCTGTAGGCTAGATTCTGTTAGCGGCGAGAGCGTGGAGAACCGAAGGCTTAACTCCGAAAGCGAAGCGCCTTGGGCGGCTGCTTTGTTTATCTCGGGGAGGTCTTTGTTTAGACAAACTTTGCAAGGTTGCGGCATGGGATTCTCCGGTATTAATGCCTTGTGTTTTGCTTTAGAGGCATAAGGTGCCCCAGGGTTGCTGGAGGCTTGCGAACCCTGGGACTGTGTTAGGGGTACGACTTTAATTAAATTGGGTTCCGAGGCGTTGGGATTGCCTGGCCAACGCCTCGGAATGTTGTTGCGCCTTTGTCAGCGAGAGTGACCTTGGGTCATGAAAGTGACCTTAAGGGGCATTTTTTATAAACTCTCTCTTATGCGCACACATGAGGAGTTTTATGAAATTAGGCCTCTAAGGTCACTTTGAGCGTCACAAGGTCACTTTCAAGCGTCGTTTTCGCCCGCTGAAAACTTACGCGAGAGTCCAAGACCTTGATAATGAGGGTAGCCGTCAACGGATTTTTTTACGAAGCCGCGTTCACTAAGTCTTAGTCCGAACCACCTTTGACTAACCGGTTTCTCGCCGTTTGCTTCAGCCCAACTGCGGTAAGACTGGTATAGGTCACTTGCCTTCGCCCTAGCACCCTCTGTAACGCTGCATTGTTCTTCTAAGAATGCGGCAAACGTATCCATCTCTGTTCGATACGTTTTGGTCGCGTCGGAAACCGACTGTGAGGGCTTGAGGCCTAATCGTTGCCATTCTTGGCACCCCTGGATAGCCCAAGCCAGAATCCCCGGCAGTTCTTCCTCCAACTTTTGACGCAGTTCTTCGTCTCTTCGGTCGCCTTCAAAACGTTCAGAGAACGGCACAAGGCGGATGCGCCGCCAAATTCCTTCGTCAACACCCTTAACAACAGGTTTGTGATTCGTCCCAAGCCACAGTTTAAAGATGGCTTCGAATTCGAAATACTCTTGATAGAGATAGCGAGCGCTGATTTTGTCGCCCCCGGTTGTGGCTTTGACAAAGTTTTCGGCTAAGGCGGCGCGTTCGCTAGTCTCAAGAGCAGAGACAAACCTTGCTCCCCGTAATGCCGCTAGGTCATTGGTAGCCCCACCGGCTTGCCGGTCAAGGAACGTCGAGGGTGCGGCGATTCTGCCGTAATCGCCCAACAGGTTCGAGAGGATTCCTAAGAACGTTGACTTCCCGTTGGCACCGGTTCCGTGGAGTACGAACAAGCAATGCTCCCGGTTTGAACCGCTCAAAGTGTACCCGACCGCCCGTTGCACAAAGTTTATGGTTTCTTGGTCGCCCGCAAAAATCTCGTCAAGGAATTGGAGCCACCTTGGGCACGCAGCCTTTGGGTCGTAGTCTATCGCCACCAACTTCGTCAACAGGTTCGCCCTGTCGTGGCTCAACAGGTTGCCAGATTTTAAATCTATCGTTCCGTTGTTGACGTTGAACAGCCACGGGTCAGCATCAAATCGCGTTGGGTCGCCAATGGCAACCTCGCTCTCCGTTGAAGCATATTTAACAACTTGCTCCAGTGCGTGTTGTTTTCGTAATCCAAGTGCAAAAAGAACGCTCCTTCGGGCTTCATCCGCATTGACAATGTCAACGGCGGTGGACGCCAATCGCTTAGTAAACCTTTTGGCGATTCGAAAGATGGAGCCATCGTCATCGCGTTTCCAGCGTTTACCATCCCAAAGAAGCCAGCCACCGGCTTTCGCGCAGTAGCGCATTTTTTCACCGTAGTGTGAAACCAATGCCTCTGCCGCACTTCCTTCGGTGAGTTCCCCGAGCACTATCGGAGTGCGCGGTTCGAACCCACAAATTTCGTTGGCAAGTCGTTCGAGGTCCTCATTTTGGAGTTGCGAGAACTGGGCGCGAAGAACGTCGAAAATGGCGTCGGAGTCGAGACCCTTGTCCCGACGTAGTGCGCCCGCGTCCATTGTTGCTCTCCGAAGAATCCGCCCGTAATCGGGCGATTCGTCTTTCTTGGCGTATGCTAACGCTGAAAGTTTTAATTTTGTCTCTGGGGGATTGTTTAGAAGTCCTATCATGGCAACCAACCCGCTAAAGCGGGTCTCCACTTTTTGGGAAAAGAGTAGGTAAAGGTTGTGCTTGTGGTTGCGGCTTTAGTGCGGCAGTAAATCGGCAGGTTTTATTTTTAATGCTTTTGCGATAGCCAAGCCTTGGGCAAGGCTAATCTTTGCGCTTATGTCTTTATCTATTCGGGCGACCGTACTTAACGGCACACCCGACGCTTTGGACAACTCCCGAAGCGTCATCGGGAATCGGGTACGGAACCGGTTAACCTTATTTTTCATTTTGGCGTCTCGCAGTGGCGTAAATTAACAGTGGGTTTTGCGCCGACGCTTACGCTTGGGCGGCTTGTCGGGAACCTTGAGAAGGGATTGCGCTGCATCCGAGACCGCACATGGTGGCGGCGATTGCTCTGCTAGAAGCGCCTCCAAGTCTCCCCAGCGTGCTTGTAAACCCTCCCGAATATGCTCTGGGACTCCATGCCACGACGGAAGGGTAGTGCGACCTGTCCATGGGTCTCGTTCAAA